ATCCTAAAGGACATAAGGGTGATGTATCGTTTAATGATGGTGACCATACGGGTGACGGGAGTTGATTGAGTGGGTAGGTTGATTAAAAATATTTACGATGGGAGAACTGAAACCTTTTCCAATATTATGAAACATGTTCGTAAACCGGTGTTTGTAGATAACGCTGTACATTTTACTAAAATAAATAAAAGTCAAAGTAATAATGTATTATACAAAGCGGATAAATATTATCAAGAAATCCAAATCATGCCCGATACTACATTTAGAATCGTCGAAGGACAATCGTTTGTTGAACTATTATACAAAGGCGGAGATGGACATTCTTCGACAGCAATTCCATTCTTTAACGCTGAAATTATTTCATCAACCAATTTACCTTCTCTACTGTATAATGCACACGCACAAAGTGAAAGACTTCTCCCTTCTACCGTAGATGGTAATAAAATCAATTTGACTAATATGAAAGACAAATCACTTTCCGATATAGGATTCAATAGTAACGAAGTTAGATTAGGTCAACCTATTGATGTCGGGTTTAGAACTACTGATTTAGCAATAAAATTAGGTGAATCAATTACAAACAGTAGCCTTACGAGTTTTAACATATCTAAAACAAATAGTAAGAAAAGTGATGATAGAAAACACTCTAATAGATTTGTAGCAAAAGATTTCAATAAAATAAATATTATGTCAGCGTTAAGATTCCTTGGTAGGCATGATACAAGAATGACTATGTTAGATAGATTTGGTAATATGATTTATGTGCCGATAAGTTTTAGCGAATCGAATATTTATGTAGACCCAAATATGAAAACTGGCTCTCAATCTAGTGACAAAGTAGCAAACATACCTAACAGAATTACAATTCAAGGTAAACCCCTTGCTTTGAATGATTCTGTAATTGTAACACTAGATGATACCGATAGACAAAGCGGAGTAAATGGTGAGGTAATAGAAGGGCAACCAATCTTTGATGCAACTGTAAACACTACTATGGCTGCTAGAAGAGTTGGTAGACAAATACTTCGTGCTAATTCTTTAGAAAGTGGCTCGATAACGAGTCAAGGTCATGTTAATTTAAATGATTTAAGACCCGGCATGGCAATTGATTATGGTGGTACTCAACATATAGTTACTGAGGTAGTGCATCATCCTTTGAGAAGGAGTGCTGATTTAGTTCTTTTGACTATTGATACCGGACTAGAGGGTATATTACAAGGAATAAATGAGGGAATAAGTATGGAGAGTAATGAAACTAATCCGAATTCTTTTATTCAAAACTTAAAAGAAAATATTACTATGTTTGGAAGAATACAAATAAAAACTGTAGTAAGAGTAAGTGAAAGAATAGTATCTACAACTGCTTTCCTTATAGGTGGTGTTAAAGGTAACAACACAAGAGGCCAAATAGGGAAGAGTGGTTTACCTATTGGTATGAATAAAACACAAGAAATAGAAGGTGATTATAATGCCCGTATCAACTAGAATAAAATCTACATTACTAAATACATTACAATCGTCAATTAATACATTAGTATTAGGATTTGATGGAACACCTGCTACTAATGATGATGGGGGTGCAGGAAGACCTGCTATTACTTTAACACCTATAGTTACTATAGTAGATGATACTACTTTACTGGTAGAGGCAAGTCTACCGATTGCAGATGCATTTACAGATACAATAAAAGAAGTAGTCTTACTAAGTAAAGATTCAAACGGTGTATTCTCTTGTATAGCAAGATACAACACAAGACCATTAATCAAAACAACACAAAACGAAGTTAAAATAGAAATAAGTTTAGAGGTGATATAATGACAGGAAATCCATTATCGGGGCATACAAATCATAACATGACGCTTAGCGGAACGGCTCAACCGGTAGATGGCTTAGCAGATGGTGACCATATTACTTCACCAACACTAACTAATCTTCTTGAAGGGGTACACGGAAACGGTATCATATTAGAAGAAGATACGGCTAAAGGGGCGAGTAATAGATTACAACCGGAGAATTTACCCGGTATCTGTGAGAGAACTGGTAATAATACATTTACTGTAACAGGTGGTCACGCTGTATTAGATGGTCTAGTATATTCATTTGCCGGTGGTGTGGGTAGTAGTGCTACATACACTATTACTCAAGCAAACACAGAAGGTAGTAATACAGCATTATCTAGCGGTCAAGAAGCATTAGTTACTGTGTATCTGTGCGCCGATTCCGGTACTAATCATGTAAAGATGGAGATGGGAACAGCAAGTACGGTAAGTACTAACTTGTACCCTGTAACACCTCATGCCTTCTTGAATGCCCCATCCGCCTCTACTAATGACCACAGTGTAGTCTTATGTGTTTTAAGAGTAATACACAGTGGTAGTGGTGGGGATTTAAATGTAAACATAAGTGAGGTAAATGATAAAAGAATATTCGTTAGACCTTCACCTGTTTACTTTACACCTGTTGTAATAGGTGCAGTTGGTGCTACTGATGCAATAGATTCACACACAGATTTAGACGCTTTTCATACCGGAATAGGTGCGGGTAACTTCTCAGCAACTAGATTAGGTGGTATGTGGATGGGTCGTGGTGGTCAAATTGGTAGTACTGTAGCAGGAGATAACACAAAAGATGTGTTATATTTTAGTGCCACTCACGCCGCAAGATTTACCCGTTCAGTGTTTGACCGTGTACTTACAAGTACTGCTACTAGTATTGACCTCACATCAACCGATGCTAATGTACTTGTACTTACACCCGGAGGTACATTTACTATCACTACAAGCGGTCCATTCCCTGCGGGATATATTATAGAAATTAAAAATACTCATGGTTCTAATACAGGTACATTTGCTCTAACTAACTCTACTACATCAGCAATAGGTGATACTGCTGACGCTGATGGTGGTTATGGTAGATTTGTATGTACAGTAAGCCATGCTACTGACCCAACCTTTGTTCGCTTACAGTGAATATAGCCCCAATCAAAAAATAGTAGTAAAAAATATTCTCATAATACTTTCACTGTTATTTTATTTCATGGCCGAGTCTTGCCAAAAGTGACCGCACTTACGACATTGAAGTAAAGTAATTCTTTCTCTATCATCATCAAGATAGCGAGCCGATAATCTTCGTGCTATATGCCTGTGACTACAGGCTCTACACTTGACTTTCAACCTATCAAGTAGACGACCCATACAATCAACTATCAATGAATATACGGTTACAATCTCTACAACGATTTCCTATTCCTGTAAATTTGTTCTTCATTTTTTCATAAACTCTTTTCATTTTTCTTTTACATTTAGGACATAATATAGCAGTTTTCTTACCCGGTATATTAATCACTCCAACGGCCTTCTTGCTACTATGTCATCTATTCTTAGAATAGAGTTAGTGACTTCACTCGCACTCAGTACTGCTTGACGGACAAGTTCAGTAGGCTCAAAGACACCCTTTGATGCTAAGTCTACAACTCCCCCATCTTCTACATCCGGTCCATATTCAGTATTACCACGCAGTATTTCATGTCGCATAGCAAGTATGGTATCTAGTGGGTCATGTCCGGCATTCTCGGATATGGTAGCAGGGATTACCTCAAGAGCATCAGCGAAGGCTTCTATTGCCATCTGCGCTCTACCCCCTATTTGAGCCGCATGTTGTCGCAAATGTGCCGCCATACGAGCGTATGCGATACCACCGCCCACTACAAAGTTGTTATTCTTTAACACTAAAGATACTACACCAAGCGCATCATCGAATCCTCTCTCTACTTCATCAAGTGTATGACTTGTTGCGCCACGAAGAACTAATGATGCTTCTCTATGTTTGTTATCACTAGATACAAACAAATACCAAACATCGTTATGTTTCTGTCTTGAAATAGTTGCTTTGCTTGATGATTCAATTTCTTCGGGTGTTTGACATACAACACTATCAGTAACCTTTGATAATGCTCTAAGAGTGGACTCCGGTGTATGTCTAATTACCATAATGTTATTCTTCTTTAGATACGCACATACATGGTCATTCACTTTATCACGAACAAATACTACACCACCTTTAGGTAATGCTTCGACTATATTCTTAGCAAGAGAAATAAGATTTGTTTTACCGGATGCCTTGTAACTTTGATATGACTTAGCATCAAGTTGAACTTGTACATTGTCCTCATTTTTCTCATTCTCTAATCCTGTATTGATAAGTAGAATATCTGTATAATCGTCTTCTCCATCTAACACATAGTCTTTGTTTACTATAACACCATTATACAGATAAGAGTCATCAAGTGACCCACCGGGGAATGATACTACCTTTACGCTTTCAGCATCACCGGCAGTTTCTACTGCTGATACACACAGTTCCGCTACTGTATCTATTGCATTCTCTAATGTCTTACCTGTGATAGCGGTCTTTGCTACTGAAACTAATACATCTCTCTTCTTACTTGATTGAGAAATATCAGTGTTAAGATACTTTATCGCCATTTGAGTTGCTTCGTGATAACCACGACATATTACATTTGGATGTAACCCACGCTCAAACAATGCTTCACTGTTAGCCAACAATTGTCCTGCAAAAATAACCGTACTTGTAGTGCCATCATAGCACAGACTTTCTTGAGTCTTAGCAACTTCTACAATCATCTTACCACCCGGATGAGAAACATCTAGTTCACGCAATATGGTAGCACCGTCATTGGTGACTATCACATTTCCATGCCCGTCTAACATTAATTTATCCATTCCCATAGGTCCAAGAGTAGATTTTACAGTTTCCGCTACTGTTTTTGCCGCCCTTATATTATGTATTTGTGCTTTACTTTTCTTACTTTCTCCAATTTCTGTCATTACCAATCTACCTCTATTTTATTTATTTTGCCTGTTTCTAAGTTTCTCGAATTTACATAACCTTCGCTTTTACCAAAATTATACAAATCGAATGTAAGTTGTGCATCACTCAAACAATATTTAGCAACATCGTCGTATTGTCCTGCTCTCCATGCTATAGGTGCATCCTCACTGTTCATTAACTTGTTGTCCTCTAAAGTGGTCTTTACTAATATTCCTAAAGATGTATCTACTTTACCAATAGTTGCCGCCGCCCTTTGTACTAGATGCTTAGTATCAATAATACTTTCACTCTTACCTAACAAGTCACCGGCTGTCCAACAATCTAATGCATCTCTAAGTACAGGTAAATCAAATCCTTTTATATTATGGCCTATGATTTTACCACCTTTCTCTACATGGTCTGCTAAATCTTCTCCGAGTGTACGAGGGTGTAATGCCTTTACTGTAGCATCTACATCTAAACTTTTGTTGCAATATATAGTACCTACATCGCCATCCCAAGTAGCAACTACTGAGGGGTCAAAGGAAGCAGTTTTATCCCAACCACCTATCTCCCAAGAGAAGTTACTCGTTTCAATATCTAATGCTAAAATGTCACTCATGGTTATTCGCACCCTTTCTACGGAGATAAACTCTTTGACCCGACTTTTTACGATTAAACAACTTACTTGCATAATCTTTGAAGTGCCTATTAACCGTTGCTTTTGAAACTCCTACATTAGACATATACAGATGGTGTAACGATGCTTGCCTTCTCCAACCATCACCTTGACCTTCAATTTCATAGCCTGTACATTCATTATATACCTTAATCATATCCTCATGGATTTTGTTTTCCTTACCTTTGTTACCGCCAATTTCTACTGAATCTTCTAACCAAGATATTAGATTTTTAAATAAGTCTATCAATATATCAAATGCCATATCAACATGTTTAGCGGTTATCTTCCATTTTTGGTCTAATACCGCCATGTGTAAAGATATGATACCAAGATAATTTTCTACCGCCGGAGTGAAAGATGCTACAATCTCGGACATACTCGCCGACATATTTCTAAGTAAATCGAATATTTCATCGGATGCTTGATAGAGAGCAGTTTGATAATCATCATCAGCAGTAAACATATCCCACATATATTGTTGTGCTACTTCTTCTTGCTCATCACGACTCATTGAATCCCATACTGTAAATGATATTTCAGCAAGATTAAGTAGTCTATCTCTTACTCTCTTTTCTGTACTTTTAAAATAATCATAGATATCATCTTTAGTTAAATCTGTTGGAACAGGTTTCTTCCAAAAAGTTCCAAGTCTTGTATTACTTACATCTTGCCTCATATCCATATCCCAATGTGACCAGTAAAGTAATACACGCTGAAAGATACCTTTAGTGAGTACATATTCTTTAACACCTTTTGGTGGGTAAGTAGTAATCCAAAGTGAAACTAAAGATTCACATCTAATTATATCTCCCTTCATAGGTTTAGTTAATACATTCCCACCACTACCTACTGCGTTACATGCGGTTTGAAGGTAAAGTACTGTTTCTTGAGAATGTTTACCGGGGTTAAGAATAATTGAACCTTCATCTACATTCAACCCCTTTCGCCCTTCAAGTAAACCTTTGACTTTTTCAGTTTCACCTGTAGGTTTGTTCTTCTCATCAAGTATGGGTTTGTTAGAGCCTATCAACCCCGCATCTGTGCCTGTAGAATAAAATTCATAGTCTAGGTCAGCGTTATTCATTACATCCCCAATAAAGTTCCATGCAACAGATTTACCTGTCCTTGAAGGTTGAATCCAAAATACATGCACTCTAGGGTCAAGGTGTGAATCTCCCGTAGGTATTCTTACATACGGTAGTAATGCTTGACCTTGGATGTAGAAAAAGGAAAGTAGACCCGGTATTTCATTCTTCATTGAAGTTAGAGAAAAGTGGTGTAAGTATGCTTCTAGTGTTTCAAACTTTTTTATCGCTTGGTAATTTTTATAATTCATTCTATCATCTTCCATTTCTTAATTGGTTTATATATCATTTACTTCGCCTTACCTTCCTTTCCTGTCGAACTTCTTCTTCACTTGTTAATACTTTAATAATTAAATTTCTTCTCACTTCGCCAAGTCCTTTTATTTGTTTCAGTGAATCGGGAAAGCACATCTCTTCTATGCTACCGCATTTCTCAAGTAATCTTTCTGCTAACTCACGCCCTACACCCGGTATAGTCATCACTACATCCAGTCGCAAGTCGTTACTACCCACTCTACGAATAGTATGCGCCCCATGTCTACTAGCGGGTTTGTGAAGTTTATCATGTAACTTTACTACAAACTGTGCCGCTTCGCTTATTGTATTAGTATAGAATACTTGACAATCAAAATCAGCCATAATTCTAGCCATAAAACCAGTGAATGTTTCTTGTAGTTGTGATATGGGAATGTTAGCGTTAAATCGTTCTCGTATGAATTTAGCATGTTTGGATATTTCACCATGAACTACTATGAAGAATCTTTCATAATTGGCATCCATGTTATCTAACTGTCTTTGAAGATGACCACTAAACATTGATTGGTAAAAGTCTGTTACGCTTTTAGCCTCTACTAACGCACCACCGAGTTTGTAGTCACCTACAACTAATGGTTGTCTTATCACTGTCATACCTGCGCTCTTAGCCCGTCTTTCAACGGCTTCACAGAACATTCCTCTTTCATTACTATCTATTATTAAATCAATCTTCACCATTACTTTCACCTTGTTTTTTATGAATTGTACAATAATCTGTATCTATTGCTACTTGTTTACATCTTTTCTTTGTTGACTTACTGATTGCCTTACAGAAAAACTCTTTCGGTAACTTTTCTTTATCATCATAACATGTTTTACAAACCATAGTTTTACCCGAAAAATTATTCCTCGATAGTCCTTTTCTGCATACTCTACATTTATTAGCATGTATCGTGTGTTTCTTTTCAAAATACTTATCAAATATATTACTCATGTTTATTCACTCCAATCTCCACTTCCATCATAGAATTTGCATTTACCAATACAAAATCCTTCATCATAAAGCGTAGTGCATGTAGCGTGAGGGTAACCCGCCATGACTATGCTTGTAACTTGATGCTCAGTTACATCTTTATTGTAGTCAACCCAATTCTGCCCTCCGCAAAATTTAGAAATTATACCCGCATGTTTCTTCTTTTCTTCATTTGAAATTTTCCAAGCAGGAAAGAACATACGAAATCTGTCTGCTAAGTATGATGCTAAATGAAATCTAGCACGATGAGTAGGATTACCGCCACCTAATGCGGCTTGAGATAAGCAAGGAAGAATTACTATGTCATCTAAGTACACCGTTGGTATTTCAATAGGCTTAACATCATTCATAGTCATTAATCTACTTTGTATTACTTTAAATTCTAATTTATTTTGTCCTAGCGGTTTGTAACCGGATTGACTCTCCTGTGCCATGTCCATGTAATAATCAAAATCACCATTGAGTACATCATCAGCACTCAAAGGGATAGACCAACATTCTCTTCTTGCATTATACGAGTTAGGTATACGAATCATACCACTAGTATCGAATGCTACAGTAGGGTCGTTACATCGTAACATACCTATCTTTTTTTCCCATGAGTTGATAAGAACTCTACCGGAGTGTTTTACTCTTGATAATTCATTACCATTCTTAGGACTAATAGTTTCACTGAGTGGTATCCATACATGAAAGCCACCACCACTAAACCAAATGTAATGTAATATATCATCTTCTAGTAGTAACTTATGTAACTTCTTTACTTCTTCATGTGGTTTTTCAAACTCAACATCTTCACCACCACTTTTGAAATCTTTACAGTCAAAGTCCATAACAAAATGATGTATCAACGGGGTGTTATAATCTACCCTGTGATGCTTTGGTGCTTTAGTTTCAGTGTAACCATAAGCCGTAAAGTATACATTACCGCTACCGTTTTTGCCTCGCCAATATTTTTCTAAATCATCAGCATTATGAACTATTCTGCGCCAACCTCTAGCACCACTACTTGGTAATTCTAGGACTTCACGAGGGAAGTCTATTGGCACAAAAGCGATAGTATCACCTCATTGAAAATATCTTTTTGTCTAAATCTTCTTTCAATTCTTTGTATGTATCAACTATGTTTTCAACCGTTAAAAGACTAGGATGTAAATGATAGTTTACTTGCTTAGGATGTTTCACCTTTTCAAATCCTTCTCCTTCCATACCAAACTCATCTAAAGTAGTTTGGCGCATGGTCTTTACATCCCATGTACTTGTCCTCAATCCTTTTGATAGATGTATCTTAACACTTACATTAAGTACCCCTACATAATCATTCAATACTGCGTTCATCAATTCTATACCTGCATTCATATTTATACCTCTATTTTATCTAATACTTCATCCGTTAGTGACCAAAACTCACAATGTTCTTGATAACCACACCAATTACATTTTAAGTTCTGTTGTTCTAATGGAATACCTTCTTTCAATCTACCCAAGAAAGGAGTTGGTGGAAACTCCATATCTATGTGGGCTTTCAATAATTTAACTAAATCTTTTTCTGTTGCACCAACTTTTCTAACATCTTCATAATAGATAGTCGGTCCGACACCACCGTTAATACCGCCACCGGGGAATTCCCATCCCCAATGTGTAATAGGAAGAAATTCTTGATGAGGACTATGGTCTAACATCATCTTGTAAAATGCCATTTCCTTCCTC